CCCTGAACGTTCCTCCCAGAACGTTTACGTTTTCATTACTACTTATATTGTTGATATAAGTGGCGCTTCAGGAAGATTAAGTAAACCCATCACTTAATTGTTTACTCATGGCTACCCCAATAATTGCAGAATCGATTGTTACATTTGATAATGTTACACCTGGTGAAGTTGCTGGGGCTATAGGCAACCATGCTCATAAACATGTGGAATGGTGTGCCCCCCCTAGCGAAGGTTTTGTCGGTCCTTATATTCATTTCGATGTTGAGCGTGCTCAAAGAGAACTTAGCTCTATGTTAGTCATAGATGCTACTGAACTTGACATTGTGGAGGAAAATGCTTTTGTAGCTATCACTGTGTTTTGTCAAACATGGTTGTGTAAAGCTTTCGGTTTGAGTAAACGTGAAAGCACCCAAGCAGATATACTTAGAGAGACCATATGTGCTGCTGTCGAAGAAGCTCATGTGGATGCCAATGATTACGTAGAAGAACATATTGATACCTCTGTTAAAAACACTTACAATAATGGTGAAGTGACGCAAGTTGTCACTCGTGTCCGTAAGACGTCTCGGTTGGTTAAAGGTAATCGTTCTAAATTTGCTGGATCTCTCGCTCAGAGAATTAAGGTCAAATTTGGGACTCTTAAATATACCGAGGCCAATCGAATAATGGTTCATAGATGGTTATCAAAAATTGTTGAAGAGGAATTTAAAGATTTGCGTACTGTTGATAAAGTGTTGGCGCTGGAGCGCGCCACTTTTATGGCGTTCATTGTGTCTGAGGATTATGCTAGGTTTAAAGTCCTGTTTGAAGACGGAAAAATGTCTGACAGGCTGTTGGCGCATTATGCGTCAGCATAGGGATGCCCAGTTGTGACGGATGGGGAGGAGCCGTGTGAAAGTGATGCATATAAGCTGATTCCTCCCCACAAGTTGGTCGTTGAGAAACGACTGGGTGTTACCAAGACGCGACAGTGCTTGCGCATTAGTCACGTTGCTCCAAATATCCAAATTGCCCCGTTTAATGAGAACTTGACTACTTTACGGAGGGCTGTTGCGGAACGCGTCTTTCTTGTGAAAGAGGATGGTGTTTTCCAAGAGCCCCCAAAACCCAAATCTGGGTATTTCGAGAGCACTTTAGCAAGTGTTCGCGACATGTTACGACCCCATCTTCCCTCGACCGTCCCTCTGAGTTTTGTTAACACTGTTAACACATTTAAGGGCTGCAAGAAGAGAAGGTACGAACGTGCTTATTGTAACATTCTGTCTACTCGCAGAGATGTTGCAAAAGAAGCCCAGGTTAGTGTATTCGTTAAGTATGAAAAGACTGATCGTACGATTAAGAAAGATCCAGTGCCACGTGTCATATCTCCCAGAACACCAGAGTACAATTTGAGGGTTGCTCGTTATTTGAGGAAAATTGAAGACCCAATTTTTGATGCTCTTGGTGATCTCTTCGGACATAAAACCGTTATGAAAGGTGTCACTATGACACAGACAGCAAGGCTTTTGCGTGAAAAATGGGAAATGTTTCGCAAGCCCATTGCTGTTGGTTTAGATGCATCACGGTTTGACCAGCATGTTTCTAGGGAAGCCCTAGAGTTTGAACATAGCATATATAAAGATTGTTTTAAGTTCAAATACCACAAGAAGAAATTAATGAATTTGTTGAAACATCAGCTTGAGAACAAATGTTCTGGATACGTCAATGACGGTTCAGTTAAGTATACAACTGATGGTACTAGAATGAGTGGTGACATGAATACCTCCCTTGGGAATTGTATCTTGATGTGCATGATGATTAAGGCATATTCTATCCATTGTGGTGTCAATCTTCAGTTGGCAAATAATGGTGATGATTGTGTTGTTTTCATGGAAACTCAAGATTTGGTTAAATTCAACAAGGGTTTGAATGACTGGTTTCGGAAAATGGGATTCAACATGGTTGTTGAATTGCCTGCCGAAGAGTTTGAAAAGATAGAGTTTTGTCAAACAAAGCCTATTTTTGATGGGAATTCATGGGTTATGTGTCGTAACCCATGGACCGCTATTGCAAAAGATTCTGTTTTAATGCAGAATCCTAAAAATGTCAGTAAGGCATTTTTTAAGCAATGGTGTGATGCTGTTGGTACAGGAGGGATTGCATTGGCTGGCAGTCTCCCGATTTTTCAATCTTTCTATG